CTTCATGCTCTCAATCATCTGTGAATCCTGGGGGGAAACCCCGATTGCCTGCCACTCCATCCCACCTTCAAGGACTGCAACCTTGTGCTTGTTGCCCTTCCCCTTAAATCCTGCCTCCCAGGCGTGTTTCAGATTATCATGGGCAGCCTGGTCAATCTTTCCAGGGTGTCGAAGGATACCCCCAGGTGAGGCGTCATTTTTAAAGTAGTTTGCTGAATAATCACTTGAGGCTTTTGCAGATCCCCAGGTGTCCCGGCATAGGGTCAAGGGAGAATATCCCTGTATCCCATCAGATCCCATACCCTTTATGTGAAGGATCTGGTCCGGTTGATAGGTCAATTCCTTCCCGTCCGATTGATATTTATAAACGAATGACCCGTTTCGGGTATCTATGGACATCCTGTCAGGACTTAGCGGCCAGATCCCCACCACTTCACCCGCATCACGCTCAATGTATGAATAGGAATTACCCCTCAAGCACAAATGACCCACCATCAGCTCACGCAATTCAAAAGACGTCATACGGCCATTAGGTGTTCGGTGCAGCAATTCATACAAAGAAAAGTTTTTCGCCCTCTCTCGTCCATCCTCGGTGCTCTCATAGACTATCAGGGGCAGGCTCGCTATTGACTCAGCCAGTACCTTCACACACGCAAAAACGGCAGGAATGGCCAGCACTGTGGATTCCGATACTGTGAACCCACTGGAAGTCTCGGCACCCTCAAAGGCATCCAGATTAGCCCAACTTCTTTTCTTCTTGAGAAATTCAAACATATTGTTACCTCTATTTTGAGAATGGGGGCCAGGTGGAGGAAGTACCCCGGCCCCCTGGTTAGGGGACTGGCAACCAAGAAACAGTCCCCATTAAACCGCCCGAAGCGGTAGGCGGTCTATGCACGTTCACCCATACCAACTACCCAGCTCATGTCATCGCCATTTTCAGGGGAATAAGCAGACCCCCAGGTGCCTTGAGCATCCACCCTGGTTATCACCCGGTAGCTAACCTGATCCGTTGTCCACATGGGGATCTGGCTCCGCTCCACCCTCATTTCCTTCCTCAGCCCGATTGCGTACTGGCTCAGATCCACGAAAAGAATGTCATTCGCATCACCCAAAACAGGCAGGTGAGGAGTGAACAAAACAGGGCGGCCCAGCAAAGAAAACTTCCCGTTTGACGAACTTTCAAACATGTTGACCCATGACCCCCCGGTTCCGATTGCCACATTCAACTGCGTTAGCAGGGCAGGCAGAACGGTATCATTGCAGATCCACACGGCCTTAGACCTTCCCGCGCTGTACATCCTACTGTACATCTTTGTGATACCCTCAAAGGCCACGGTATCAGCCGCTTGTCCCGTTTCTTTGGCAATGGTCTGGATGGTAGAATCATTGACCAGGCCCAACGGTTGCCCGGCCCCACTGCCATTCGTAAAGGCAGATTCAAGGCCATATCCCACAGAAGTTTTCAAGGCCCTTTCCAACTGCCCGGCGAAGCCCAAGCCATCGTCATAAAGCTCTTGGCTCACATCACAGTAAATCTGCCCTTTATTGGCGTTAAGCTGAATGGTTCGCAGCTTACCGGTCTGCTTTGAGGCGGTGCCAAGCTCGGCAGTCCACGCCATATCGAATCCCCCAAAGGCGGCCCCACCACTCATATCACCCCAATCCCACCCCGCGATTTTTCTTGAGGAAGTGGTCATGGGCCAAATCTGGGCCCGGGGTCTGATAAGTTCATCCGGCAGACTGTCATCCAACCACTTGGCACTCAGGGGTTCGGGCACGCTCATTCCACCGCTCGATGGTATTCCCGTTTCCATACTGGCTCTGAAGGCCCGGACTTCATCATCACTGTGGACAGGTTCCCCAAACATGGAACGGTATGAGGCATCTGCAGCCGGTCCACCCTCGAAGGACAGGTCACGTTTTTCCCTGGTTTCGGGCACCTGAAATTCCGGTTTCTTCAGCTTTTCCACATCTTCCATCACCTCAAGTCGGCGGTCATAAGCCTCGACAGCATCCTTGATACGGTCGAATTTCTCTTTAGCTTCACTCGAAAGTTCAGACTGCCCGGCAATAGAAATCATTTCATCCGTTGCTCTTTTTCTTTCTTTCAACAGGTCATTTTTATCCATTATTTTCAATCCTCCAAAATTACGATTTATACCTGCCAGGGGATCTGCCCCGGCGGCAACAAGTGATACCTCATAGGGCATCCACCTCTTGGCGACATACCCGGCTTTTGTTTTCACCCTGCTTACGATCTGGTATCCAATGCTGAGATTTCTCAAGATCCCATCTTTGACATCGTTCCAGATCCCATCAGCACTTTTGCTGAACCTCAAGGTGCCCTTCATCTTCTTGTCAACGATACGGACATCCTGCACCACACCCACCGGCAGCTTGCTACCGTCATGGGCCACTATCAGGGGCAGGGGCGCCCGGCTCATGTCCACGGCATCGAAGTCATGGGAAAGCACCTCTTCCCCATCAAACCTCTTTACCGGGTATTCTGTGGACAGTGTTGCCTCTGCGGTTCGGGTATCTGCCCGAATCCTGCCATCAATGCTGAATTTTCTTGTTTCCACGTTCCCTCCTTATTCGCCTTGCCATCTTCAGAATCTTCATGGCATCCTCATCCGTAAAATCCTCCGTTGCCTCAGCCAGGGCCAGGGCGCAGGCTTTGATTTTCCCCTCTGTATTCATGTTTCCCTCGCAATAAAAAAGCCCCACCAACTGCATCAGCAGTCAATGAGGCTCTGGTTTTCCCAGGCATCCCCGGTGTTTATTCTGTTTTTATACTATTACAACCACCCGATAGCGGCGGCCACTGGTTCCACCCGGTTCCTGATAGCGGCATCCAGGGCCATCACACAGGCAATCGGTAAATCTATTTTCTCAGCGGCCTTGTTCTTGCTGAATTTCTTGTTCCCGGCGGCGTCCTCTTCACACACGATATTACTGAATTGCCATCTCAATAAATCGTTGTCAGGAAAGCAGATCCCCTGTTCCAGTATCAACTTTTCAAGTTCTTTTACAGGCGCGGCCATCGAAGCATACCCCTGCCCGAATTCCAAAACTTCAATGTCCATTTCTTCAATGTCATGGATTATCTTTTGGCTTCCCCAGCGGTCAAAGCATATCCCCTGCAAATCAAAATTGCTCTTTATCCATCCGATTTTATCAAGGACAGATTGATAATGAATAACGGACCCAGGCGTACTTTCAATGAAGCCTTGACGTTCCCATACGTCATATAATACCCGGTCATTCTTGCTTCTATCCTTAATTGCCTTGGATGGGCACCAACAGAATGGGATAATGAAATAAGGTTCATCGGCTTCCGGTTCCGTGCATAAAATTAATGCTGTGGTGTCCGATACGGCGGCCAAATCCAATCCTGCCCATACCTTACGTCCCGATAGGTCAGGAAGTGCCCCCACACAGGCGTTAAAGGCGTCTGTGGTGATAAATTTATCCTCGGTGCTTACCCTCATATTTAGATATAAATTCTTAAACACGCTCTCCATCTGAGGCATCTTCTGTGCTTTTTTGGCAAATTCCCGCATCTCTTCCAGGGATCTGAAGTCGTTTAATGCAGGATTACAGGCAAACCATGTCTTTTCGTCCCACGGATCACAGTCATCAGCGGCGGCAAATACGGCCCCATAGAATGACGGGTCAGGCGGTAGGCTCCCTTCCTCAATGCTCAAGGCATAGTCCACCAATTCCGATAAAACATGACGAGGGTCAGCCGATTGTGTTGAAATAACCACCATAAGCGGTTCTTTTCTGGCTCCCGTACCACTTGCAATGGCGTCATATAGCTCCCTGTTCTTTGCCTGGGCAAGCTCGTCATAGATGATAAACGATGGAGACAGGCCATGCCCTTTCCTGCCATCAGAACTCAATGCCCGGTAAACGGATCCGGTTTCTTCATCAATTATCTCTTTTGTGAAGGCTCGTATATTAACCCGTTCTGCAAATTCCGGTATCCTCAAAACGATTGCTTCCATTTCTCTGAAGATTAAACTTGCCTGCTCACGGTCGGCGGCACAACTGAAGACAGCCCCCCGTTGTTCACACTCAGGGCCTATCAAGTGGCATAAGGCCAGGGCAGCGCACAAGGCGGTTTTCCCGTTCTTCCTGGGCATTGTCAGGACTGCTTGACGTACGACCCTCTTCCCACCCTTTTCAGCGTATATCGCGCGGATTATCTTCTCTTGCCAGGGTCTTAATTTCAAACGGCGCCCAGCATGGACTCCAGCGGTCACAGGAAGAACATTGCAGAACCTTATCACCTTATCGGCGCGTGACAGGTTCCGTTGCTCCCAGGGCGGCTTCTTGGTACGCCATGCCCTCTTTGCCTGTTTCTCAGCGGCTTTCACGCTTGCGGTTTTTATGCCCTTTTTGCCCATAATCTCGTTCTAAGTATCAGGAAGGCTGCCATCTCGCCCGATTTGCCTAGGTAGCCAGTGATTTTATGCGGCCACCTGTTCAAAAGATAGCGGTTTCCCTGCCAGAATAGCCATAATGTCAATGGAGTTAGCCCGGCGCCGGCGTTCCCATCGGTCATGTGCAACCATCGTCCCTTCACATCGGCGGCGTGTTACCTTCCCACTGTGAAGATAGGCGGCGGCCAGGTTCTCGACACCCACCAGGGACAGGGCCATGTCGCATCTGTGCAAAAGACGTGGTTCATTCATCCTCAAGGGAAAGTCCTTCAAAAAGGCTTCAAGCTCTTCCATAAAAAGGTTGTCATCAAAAGGACATTTAGAAGCGAAACATTCCATGCTCATGTTGTGTCTGCACTTTCCCATAGCTATAAACCTTTCCCGCAAAGCGGTCTGATTTCTGTTCATGGCAGCGGCGGCATAATGTCTGCAAATTTGAAACATCCAGCGGATCACAACCACCGGGCGCCTCTATCTCGATAATATGGTCAACCACTTCCCCAGTGTCATTACATACCCGGCATAATGGCTCTTGTGAGATAAACCAGGATCTCAGCAACTTCCATTCTTTCGATCCGTAAAACTTGTTTTTGCTCCCGGTTCTTCCCTTCCGTTTGTGGGCCTCACAAAATCCACTTGTGACCTTGTTGGGACATCCTGGTTGTTTGCAGAATTTCATTTGGCTATTTCTTTTTGGGTGCTGTGGGGTTTTTCCGGTATAGCGACGCTTCTATCATTATTTGATAGAAGCGTTTTCCCCGGCGCTGTCTTCCCGTGAGACTGTTTCTTTTTCCCTACCTCTGCCAGTTCATTCTTATTCTGCATAGCCAACTCCACCTTCCAACCGTCCGATAGGTTTCGCCTACTTAGCTGGTTGTGTCACCGCTCTTAATCCCCCTAATCTCATAGTGTCCTTGAAGCTGAGAAGAGGCTGGGCGAGATACTGGCGGAGGTTAAACCTGTTTACGTGGGTTCTACTGGTGGGACTCACGTAAAACGCGGAACACCACCAAAGCAGAAGAAATCCCTACCACCCAAAATAACCAAAGCGGCTTTGTCTAAAACTGCGTGGACATTCACGCATTTTAAAGAATCCCACATATTTTCTCATCTCCCCACCTCCACCTTCACCCCTGGGACAGCCAGTGACATCAAAGCCAGGATAACCCGGCAGTCCTTCCGGGCCTCATCGAACCAGGCACATTTTTTTGAACATAAGCTTTCAGTTATAGGACAGCCTTTCAGTTTCATTTTGTCACCTCAAAAAATGCCGTAAAATCACTCCCTGCCCATTTTGCCTTTTAAGACCACCTGTTTTCCTACCCACCTGCCCATATCTTTACTTATTGACCTGCCCACTTTCCCCCTACCGCGCTTCGCTTGCTGATATCCTACGGCAGTTCAGCGCCCACGGGTCGCAAAGGGATTTATAAAAATAAATAGTTTTATATGTGGTGCATTTTGGCCCCCCCCCTATGCAGGGTCATAAATGCTCTTAACTGCCCGTCTTACATAGGCTTTGTTGTTTGTGGCCCCTCTCATCAGGGCCTTGAACTCATCAGGCTTGAACATGGTCTTGATTGTGTCCTCAAAGGTATCCACGGACCTGCCCTCAAATAGTACGGACTCATCAGCCGTTTTGAAGTCCCAGGACAATTTCAGGCTCTTGCTGAACCTGCCCACGGAATATGCCTTGCCTCTTTTGACAAGTCCCTTTTCTGTAAGCTCGTTAAGATACTTCTTTGACCCTCTGGAACTTGACCACGTTCTTAACAGATCCCGGTGGACAGGAACAAAGGTTCGATGTCGGCGCGGATAAGAATACTTAACGATGTGGAACAGGAACCTTGACCTCGGCAGGGATGCTCCCGTTATGTCCAGTATCTTCCCGATGTCGGGACGGCATATATATCCGTTGTGGTGATTGTGTGTTGTGTCAGGGTATGTTTTGGCCCAATGATAGTTCGTGTAAATGTGTGTTGCCTGCCTCTGTATCTCTTTAAATACAGAAGGGGCAAACTTTAAAATGTCTTTGCTGAAGCCGTTATGGTTGCAGTTTATCCAGGCCCATGTTTGTGCTATTGCATCCTCATACGGAACATTCTGGCGCCACAGATAATATATGACTTTTGCTTGGCTTTCATGGCGCGTTGAAAGCTCCTGAAGGCCCCCCTTTAGCAGTTCTCCCCCCTGCCCATACCAACCATTGACTTTAGGCCCTACAAGCCCAGGAAGGTTGTTATCAGGCGTCTTGACTGTGAAGGGGATTTCATACTGTTGGCCCGATACGGTAGACAGTGAAAAGTCATCCAGCTTATTGAACCAAAACAATTTATCCTGCCAGGTCTCAAGTCCAGAATAGTTGAAGTCCAGACACTTGCTAAACTCCCCGAAGGGCAGGCGGACCACTTTATTTGTCTGTGGATATATTTCAATTCCCTTTGTGGATGCGAAATTCTTAAACGATTTGTTTAGCTGATATCTGGTAGGCGGCCCACTATCCACGGTGGGCCGCAATATGCAATGGTAACTGTCGGAACTCTCCGAAGCCATCAGCATTGAGTTTTCTTCATCCAGGCCAAGCTCCCCCCGTACATCCTCGACAAAGGGCAGACTCTTATCATCCATATCCAATAGGGCATATTGTGGATACCATGGGGCGATACCCCCCACGGTGTATTTCTTGGCAAGGTGGGCTTTGATAGCAGGATCGGATAAGGGTTTGTTTCTGGTAATCCAGCCGTGTTTCTTGGTCTTGACTCCGTACTTCGGAATTCTTTGTATGAAGGCTTCTGTGTACTCCGAAAAGGTACTTTCCATTACACTCCCCCCCCTGAATGGGGCATGGGCCATGGGACTGATTCAGGCAGCCCCATAAACCCCCTGAAAAGGCGGCCCATGAAAAAAACTTATTTTTTTGTTGACGGGAAATGCAGGTGTGATAAAATCAGCGGCATATTTTGATTGTTCGTGCTTAGCTGCACACCTGCTTAAACGCCTTGGATATTCTTACCAGAGACTCCAGGGCGTTTTACTTTTAACCACCACATATTGGGCGGTTTCCAACTGTTAACACATTATACCACGATTTCCTGAAAGATAGCAATTAAAATTTATCTTGCGAAATGGGGAAGTAATACCCCCCTATCTGAGTTGACATAATGCCCAAAATCAGAACCATATCCTCATTCGGTGTCGCTATTTTCCCATTTAACGAGAAGATTTCTCACAGTGCCCTTGTTCCAGCTCCCCCGGCCCGATAACGTTGGTATGCCCTCGGCGGTCATGTGGTCGGCAATGACCTTGAAGCTGTCACCGGACTCTCTCATGGTTGTGAGTATGGACTTGACTTCATCGACATCAGAGGCAGGCCCCTTTTCCAAAACCCGGCTGATTTTCTTCTTTTCCCCCCCTGTCACAAAAGCCGGCACCCTCACCCTTGACCTGTTCACCATCTCGCTAACAACCTGATTCATTGTACGATTTTCTATTGCAGCTATGATTTTCAGTTTTTGGTGAACTTCCGGTGTAACCCGCAAAGTCAAATTTGATATGTTTTCCATGCCATCCTCTCCCGCTAGAATTTCCGCATGGTACATTATTGCATACCCTTTAGGGGTTGTCAAGCATTATTTACACACCTAGGCGGCAACCATCTGTTTCAGGCACTTGTTCCTGAACCTAAAGGTTCTGTTATTAACTGAACTCTCGGTAAACTTTCCCCCGTATAGTTCCGTAATTTGTGAGGTTGACAACTTAATTATATATTTCAGGATAAACATTTTCTCATTGTCGGTGAGTGTTTCATATTTGTTTAAAACAATGATTCCTTTTCCAACCCGATCCATATACTCAAGCATCTGAAACATTCTTTTCTTTGCTGTATGGTAAGCACTACGCACAAGCTCAAAGTCAGTGTCCAGGTATTCGGCGGCTTCTTTGTTTGTCATGCCTTGAAAGAATCTCAAGAAAAACACCTTTGCCAGCAATGATTTCTTAGGGACATATACATCGTCACAATCATAGGTGAAGTCATCGGACGGGCTTTTGTCCAGCTTTGGCTTTTCAAGCTCTGTAAACCGGATCATCCTCTTTTGGGCGAAGTTCTGGATTCCATCTTCAGTATGGGTTTCCATAACTCCCCGGTTGTCATAGGATAATATCTCTTCCACAAACCGGCAGGGCCTCTTGCACCCCACCCGGTTTTTACACCTGCTGCAATAGTCGTTAATATCTTCCAGCGTGAACGTATAGGCCATGACATCCCCCGTTAGACATACGTTAGAAAACAGTTGCACCCCTTATGGTATGCCGGCGAAATATGCGGCCTACGGACCTTCATAGTGGCCCCATCACTTCCGGTCCACTCCCCTGCCGGTAGCATTGACTCACCCCTGCCTATGACCTTACCCGATAATTGACTACACCAGGGGCAGGCATCCCCTCTGGCATTGCTGCGGATCTTGAAACCACTGGCAAATGCCATTCCGGCGAAGAGACTCTCTCCCAGGCGCACACTTTCGTTTGCAGTTTCCTTTTCTGCCCGGTGGGCGTCTGCCTCCCACTCATCAAGGCGTTGTTCAATGTCCTCGGTGGACCCCGATTCAAAAAGGCTCTCTAGTTGCCCCCGTGTTGAACGGGAGTGTCCCTGGGCATAGGCAGCTATGTCTTTTTCCATAAGGCTCTCCACATCGCTGTCAGGTGCCTTAAAATCAGTTTTTAATAATTCGGCCATTTCAGCTTGAAATTCACGGAAAGTCGGTCCTATTTTGTCTGTTACCGTTCCCGGCAACCTATCAAAAAACTTTTCCCAGGCATCGTCAAACGGCGCCCTTGATTTCAGCATCACCCGAAGTTCCCCCACTTCCCAGGTCACTAATTCGGCAATGGCGTCTTTTATTTTATAGTAGTGGGCGGCGGTCACGGCATCTCTTTCCTCAAGGGATACAGTATTTTTTTTTATTGCTCGGTTGTCGTCTTTAACGGGGTCATTTTGAACCCCTAAAGTTTCAAACACATCCCCATCAGGGCCAATACCATTCAAACTTTCAAATTTGCGGATCTCGTTTGTGGAAAGAAACCCGGACCTCTTCCCGATTTCGTATGTCTCGTATCTTTCTTTGTGGTTGGCCCGTAATAGCTCGGCGGTGAGGTGTTCTATATTATAAACCCTCTTCTCTGATTCGGTGAGGAGTATCCTCTCCATTGATTGTTCTATGCGTCTCAGCCAGGGATTAAGGGTGTGTGTCAGGAAGGATCTGTTTTGCTCCGTCACGTTGGAATAGGTGGACCTCTCATAATCCATAACCAGATTCAGGGGCACTCTGAATATTCGGCAGATTTCAACCACACTGAACTTCATGCTCTCAATCATCTGTGAATCCTGGGGGGAAACCCCGATTGCCTGCCACTCCATCCCACCTTCAAGGACTGCAACCTTGTGCTTGTTGCCCTTCCCCTTAAATCCTGCCTCCCAGGCGTGT